ACAGCAACTACCACGGCGTCCAGGTCACCGCGGACAAGGCCCAGTACTTCGCCATCGCGCTTCAGGACTCGGACGCGGACAACGATCTCATCGAGGTCCTGATCGTGGGGGCGGCGTTCATCGGTGCGTAACCTGATCCGCCAGATTCGGGCCCGCATCCCGACCTTCGAGTGCCGTCCGGGCTGTACGGACTGCTGCGGCGTGGTGCCGTGGAGCCCCTGGGAGGCGGCCCGCCTGGGCGACCGGGCGGCCCTGGCCGCGGCGGGCCTCGAGGCCCTGGCCGAGCGGGCGCCCGAGCGGTGCCCGTTTGCGCAATCCGGGCGGTGCGCCGTGTACGAGGAACGGCCCGTGATGTGCCGCCTGTTCGGCGTGGTGGAGGACCTCCGGTGCCCGCACGGGTGCGGCCCGCAGACATTGCTCACACGAGCGCAGGCGAGAGCGATCCTCGAGGACTACTTTCGCTGCTTCAACCCTATGAGAAAGGAGGAGAGCCATGCCTCTTCACTCCCATGTGCACGTTGATCGGCCGCTTTCGAATTTTGCGGTGCAGTACCGGAACAGGAAGCTGATCGGCGCCGAGGTGGCGCCGTTCGTCATGGTCAACAACAAGAGCGACGAGTACTTCATCTTCACCAAAAAGGATCGATTCACCGTGCCCGAGACCATCCGCGGTCCCAAGGGCTCGGCCAACGAGGCGGACTGGACCACCAGCACCTCCACCTACGGGTGCGTGGACAATGCCTTGAGGCACTTTCTGAGCGACGCCATCGTGGCCAACCAGGACACCCCGATCCAGGCCCGGCAGCGGACGGTGTCGTTTCTGACCGACCTCCTGCTCCTGGCCTACGAGCGCCAGGTGTCGAGCCTGGTCACCACGGCCGCGAACTACGGCGCATCCTACAAGGCGACCCTCTCCGGCGACGACCAGTGGGACCAGTACGACACCTCGGACCCCATCGGCGACGTGGAGACGGGCAAGGCGGCCTGCTTCGTGGAGCCCAACACCATGATCATCGGCGAGGAGGTGTGGCGGAAGGTCAAACACCACCCGCAGATTCTGGACCGGATCAAGGGCGGGGCCCGGGGCGGGGACCCGGCCATCGTCAAGCCCGAGCTCGTGGCCGAGATCTTCGAGGTGGAGCGTCTCCTCATCGGCAAGGCCAAGTACAACTCGGCCAACGCCGGCGGCACGGCCTCCTACTCCTACGTGTGGGGCAAGGACGCGGTGCTCGCCTACATCGACCCGGACGTGGACCTCGAGAACGTGAGCGCGTTCAAGTCGTTCATGTGGCGGCAGATGACCACGGACGCCGGGTACAAGGTCCGCACCTACCGCGACGAGGAAAAAGGCGGCGGCGGGGAGTGGATCGAGGTGGAGCACTCCTACGATCTCGAGGCCGTCTGCACCGACGTGGCCTACCTGATCGACGCGGTCATCGGCTAGGCGGCGCCTGCTCCGCCGGTTGGACACACGGGGACGGGCGCCCGAATCACGGGCGCCCCGCTTCCGACAGCAAGGAGGTAACTCATGAAACGCTTCATGCGACAGCCCGCCGCCTGGATCGCCCTGCTGGTGGCCGTGCTCCTGGCCGTGCTGGTGGCGGCGCCCGCCTTTTCGTCCCTCTCCTGGGACGGGTTCTTCACAAACTGCCTGGTGAAGGGGGTGCTGCGCCTGAACGGCAAGGTCCAGCCCCGGGTGGTCACCCTCACCCCGGTGGCCGGTACAGGATTCACCATCAGCCAGACCCAGGACGGGGTGATCTACGAGGTCAACCCCGGGCATGCGACCATCAAGGGCGAGACGGACAAGTGCGCCATCGGGATCGCGGGCACCGGGGCGACGGTCTGGATCGTGGAGCCGAACGATGCGGATCGGGACAATGAAATCTTCGGGGTCCGCAACGCGGGCGGCACCACACCGTTCGTGCTGCAGCACGACTCGAGCCAGCCGCTTCACAGCGCCAGCGGCACGACCATCGCCGGCGGGGAGGACCTGAACGACGTCATCTGGTACCAGCGGATGTACGACTCGGTCGTGAGCGGCGCCATCATCGCCGAGTACGAGGCCGACTAGCCCGTCCCGGAAAGGAGGCTTTGCCATGTGTCAGCGAGCGCTTTTCCTGGCCGGGCTTTTGGTCGTGCTCCTGGCGGCGTCGCCGGCCGGCGCCGGCGTGCTCATCGAGCTCAGCACCAGCGGCACCACGGGCATCCCGAGCGGCACGAGCGGTTTCTACGTGAGCGGCCTTTCGGGGACGCTCGACCCCGTCAAGAAGAGCCCGGAGGACCTGGGCCTCGAGGCGGACAGCACCGAGATCACCATCCCGTTGCTCGACAAGATGGACCCGGGCAGGACCTACTCCATCCAGATGGACGAGATCACCTGGTGCGCGGGCGACGGGGACAACGCGGCCAACAGCGGGGCCACGTACACGGTGCGGGTGCGCTACTCGAACGAGGACGGCTCCTGGAGCCTCTCCGGGGTGAGCACGGTGGTGGATGGCCGGGCGATCTCCGGGGCTACGCGGGAGCCGACGGAGTTCACGCTGCCGCCGTGCCGGTACGCGCGGGTGGAGATCATCTCCGGGATCACGCGGTTTCTGAAGGCCACGGCCAAGCTGCTCATTCCCTGAGCGGCCGAGAAAGGAGGGCGACATGCCCATCAAGACCTATGAGGACCGGGGGATCCGGATCGTCTGCCGGGCGGCCGAGGAACCGGGCTGCCCGGAGGGCCGCACGGCGTGCGAGCGCGCGTGCGCGGCCTGCGGGGAAGGCGAGCTGATGGTGCTCGATGCCGGCCACGTGGTGGCCCGGGGCGTGCTCGTGGACCGGGAGGCCGATGCGGACGCGGTGCCCGAGGGGGAGCCGGGTCCCGGGAGCGCCGCCGGGGCGCCGGCGGGCGGTGAGGCGGCATGACGCTACGGACCCAGATGGCCACGGACCTGGCGGATGTGTTCGACACGGACACCTTCGCCGAGACCGTGACCTACGCCGGCTCGAGCGTGACCGGGATCGTGGACTACGGGGAGGACCAGGAGCTCGACACGGACGCCACGGCCACCCGGGCCACGCTCTACGTGCGGGCCTCGGAGGTGGCCGACCCGACGTATCGGGACGAGGTGGTGATCGGCTCGGACACCTGGTACGTGCTGCGCGTGGTGCAGGGGGACGCGGACGTGTGGGAGCTCGAGCTCATGCGGGACGAGAGGCCGGTGATTCGATGATCGAGATGCTCGTCAAAAACTGGCAGGCGTTTCAGCGGGACATCGGGGCGGCCAATCGCCGGCGGGTGAAGGCGGCCGAGATCGCCACCAAGGTGGAGGGGTACCGGCTGATGCGAATCCTGAAGAAGGAGATTCGCGCCGGGGCCCCGGGCGGGCGGGCGCTCGCGCCGCTCTCGGAGATCGCCAAGCGCCGGGGTAGAGGCGGCAACCGGCGCCGGAACCGCTCCCCGTTGGCCCGTTTGGCGTTTCCCGTTCGATACAACACAGAAACCCGGGGGGGCACATTTACATTCCGGTTGGGATTCGTGAACCCCAACCGAGGCCGCCCCATCTCCAAGAGCTGGAAGCGGATCGCGCAGGCCCAACAGCAAGGCGGCTCCCTCACGCTCAGCGAGGAGGGCCGCAAGGGCCTGATTCGAATGGGGGCCTCTCTCAAGAGGCGGAGCACAACCGAGGACGCCGCCCGGTACTTCTTCCTGAAGAAGAGCACGCGCAACCTGCGCCTGCCGGCCCGGCCCATCCTGGACCCGTTCTGGAACACGCACGAGGGTGAGGTGCGGCGGAACCTTGAGCGCAACTTCGCCCGCAAGATGGCCGGGGAGCGGATCTGATGGACGTGACCACGCTGCTCCGCGCCGTGCGGAACGCGGTCAAGACGGACGGGGACACCGCCACGTGGTGCCGCGCGCAGTACGACCGGGTGCACCGGGTCTACGTGGGCATGGACGTGCGCAACCCGCCCGGGTCGGACCGGTACCCGCTGGTGCACATCTTTCCGCGCTCCAAGAGCTCGGGGTACGACGCCCCGCAGCAGTCCGTGGTGGTGGGCGTGACCTGCGGGATCCACTCCGCAGCCTTCGAGCAGCAGTGGACCCCGGGGTGGCTGAGCTCGGCCGACGGCTGGCTGGACAGCTCGGACGCCTGGCTCATCGAGGCGATCCAGTATGCGGGCATCGAGGACGTGGAGACGTTCCGGGAGTACGTGGAGGCCGCCATCACCGGCGCCAGCTTCACGGGCAACATCTACGTGGCCGGGGTGGACACGAACTACGAGACCATCGAGTTCTTTCCGTACTTTCTGGCCACCATGGAGATGCGCTTCGCGGAGCACATGAGCATGGGAGATGATCCGTTTACCTAAACCGAGAAGGAGGGCCGGACCATGGCACAGCTGCATGGCAAGGATGCCGCCATCAAAAAGAACGACGTCGCAGTGGCACTCGCCCAGGAGTGGACCATCGAGGCCACGCTCGAGACCGAGCAGATCACCGACTTCGGGGACGACTGGCAGGCGGTGGCCGGGGGCCTGGCCGCGTGGAGCGGGTCCATGGTGTGCTTCTGGGACCCGACCAACACCGAGCAGAAGGCCGTTCACGACGCCCTGATCACGGCCTCGCCCACCGGGGCGCTGACCGACGTGGACTTCTACATCAACGCCGCGAACTACTACTCGGGGAACATCGTGATCACCGGGGTGAGCATCAACGTGACCGTCTCCGGGCACATCAAGGCGACCTTCAATTTCGAGGGCAACGGGGCCCTGTCGTACAACTAGTCGGGACGCGGCGAGGAGGACCACATGGGCGCCACCCACGGCAAGCACGGCATCCTGTACAAGTGGAACGGCACGGGGTCCGACCTCTCGGGCGAGGCGTGCACCGAGGACGCGGCCACGGCCCAGATCACGGACACGGCCAAGCGGATCCTCAACCCCAACGCCACGGTGACCTTCACGGACACGGGCGGCGAGGCCGTTACGCGGATCGACTACGCCGAGGGCAAGGCCTATTTCTCGGGCAACGTCACCGTGGTCACCTGCTCGGGCACCGGGGCCTACGTGGCCTCGGGCAACCTGGTCAAAACCGGGTACCTCTACGAGTGGGCCCTGGAGTTCACCCTAGAGACCCACGATCTCACGGCGTTCCAGGACGACTGGCGCGCCATGGGCGGGGGGCTTGCCGCCGCGGCGGGCTCGGCCCAGGGCTTCATGGTGGGCTCGAACTGGTGGGACGACCTCGAGGACGAGACCGACGGGACCAAGGACCTGTGGTTCCTGGAGCTCTTTTCGTACGACCCGGACGACGACCGCACCGGGGACCACTACGACCTGTGGGCCGTGATCACCGGGCTCAACCCGAACGTGCCTCTAGGGGACTACATCAAGGAGACCATCAACTTCGAGGCCTACGGCTACGTGCCGTTTACGGCCAACAGCTAGGAGGCCCATGGACCTGACGACCCTGGAAACCCTGGTGGAGGAGCAGGACGGCGCGGTGAGCGCCTGGGTGCCGTTTCGGGACTGCTTCGAGGTGCGCCTGCGCCACGTGACCCGCAAGGACCTGGCGTCCATGCGGGAGCACTGCAGCAAGCGGGTCTATCGCAAGCACCAGGCCGAGACGGTGCTCGACGAGCAGCGGTTCGCCCACGAGCTCGCCGGGACCATCCTGGACTGGCGGGGCCTGACCCAGGCCGTGCTCGAGACCCTGTTCCCGCTGAAGCCCGGCGTGGACCTCGGCGGGCAGGAGCTGCCGTGCACGGATGCGAACAAGCGCTACATGCTCGAGCACGCCTACGACTTCGACGCCTTTGTGATCGAGAGCGTGACCGACCTCGAGCGGCTCCGCGAGGCCCGGGTGGAGCGAGAAACAAAAAACTCGTCGGCTTTGTCGCAGCCGAGCTGAGCCTCCCTGACGGCGTGACCGACCCGTGCCGTCAGATTTGCGGCAGAGCCATCGAACTGGGGGCCAAGCGAGCGGAGGACCTGCCATGCGAGACCTGCACCTGGGTGGTGGACCTGGACCCGGCGAACGAGCGCACCCTGGAGCTGATCCAGCGGTTCAGCCCGGGTCTCTTTCGCGTCTCGGGCGCCGGCACGGTGAGCGTCCAGTACGAGGGGCTGGCCATGGCGTTTGATCACCTCTCCATTCCCGAGGAGGCCCGGCCCGAGGTGGCCCGCAAGGTCCACGCGGTGGCCGGGCTCCTGGCCGAGCACCTGCGCCGGGAAGCCGGCCGGGCCGGATAAAGGAGCGAGCCCATGGCAGCGACGCTCTCCCTGGACCTGATCGTGGACGACAAGGGCACGGCCACGATCCGCAAGTTCACCCGGGGCGTGGGCCAGCAGTTCGGCAAGGTGGAGACCCTGCTCACGAAGCGCCTGGGCGGCGGCCTGCGGCGGTTCGCCGAGCTCTCCGGGGGCGCCATCAAGGGCGTGGCCCGGCAGGTGTTCAGCCTCAAGGGGGCGATCGCCGGCCTGGGGCTCGGGTACCTCGCCAAGGAGGCGCTCAGCGTGGCGGCCGGGTTTGAGCGCATGCAGCTCTCCCTCGACACCATCACCCAGGGCCAAGGGGAGGAGTGGTTCAAGCGCCTGAACGAGTGGGCCCTCAAGATGCCCGTCAACACGGAGAAGGCCATCGAGAGCTTCACGCTGCTCCGGGCCATGGGCCTCCAGCCCACCATCGAGCAGATGACGACCCTGGTGGACACCACCTCGGCCCTGGGGGGCAGCGCGGACATGATGGAGGGAATCGCGCGGGCCCTGGGACAGATCGCCACCAAGGGCAAGGTATCGGCCGAGGAGCTGATGCAGCTCGCCGAGCGCGGCCTGCCGGCCTACGAGATCCTGCGGGAGAAGCTGGGGCTCACGGCCGAGCAGGTGGCCAACATCGGCACCGCCGGCGTGGAGGCCCAGACCGCCATCGCGGCGCTCTTCGAGGGCATGGCCGAGCGCTTCGGCGGGCAGAGCAAGAAGATGCAGGAGACGGCCTCCGGGCTGTGGGAGAGCATCAAGAGCTACTGGAAGGACTTCGTCCGCATGGTGATGGAGTCCGGGGTGCTCGACTGGATCAAGGACAAGACCAAGCTCATCGTGGACAACCTCGACGCCCTGGCCGAGACGGGCCGGCTCAAGGAGTGGGCGCAGGTGGTAGGCGAGACCGTGGTGGGGGCGCTCGAGAAACTGGTGGATTGGGTGAAGTCCGCGGCCGACGGTGCCCTGTGGCTCGAGCGCAAGTGGTGGGACTTCAAGGTGGCCGCGGCCGAGGCCATTCACGCGGTGGGGCAGGGGTTCAAGGGCCTGGCGGACCGGATCAAGAAGCCGCTCGAGCCCGTGTTCGAGTGGCTTCAGCGAAAGCTCGACGGCCTGCAGAACTGGCTCAACAAGATCCGCTCGGGCGGGGGCGTCCTGGGCGCGGTGGCGGGCGCGGCCAACAAGGCGGTCTCCTTCGCCCGGGCCGTGGGCGAGGACCCGACCGGCGGGACCGGCGAGGCCCTGGCCGAGGTCCAGGCGGGGCGGGAGCGGGTCGCCCGGCGCCAGGAGGGCCTAAGGACGGCCGCCGGCGCCATTCTCGGCGGAAAGACCGTCTCCGGCCCGCCCACCTTTTCGAACTACGGCCCCGGGGGCCTGGCCACGGGCCGGAGCGCCGGGCGCACCCGCAATAGCTTCGGCAACGTGAACATCAACCTCCAGGGGACCAGCACCACGGCGAGCGCCGAGGAGGTGGCCCGGCAGACCAGCCGGGAGCTCGAGAAGCTCGCGGAGCGGGGGGCGATGTAAATGGCCGAGACCGTCTCCATCGTCTCCCGGAACATCCTCGCCTCGGGCACGGTCACCGTCTCGGGCGGCACGGCCCAGGACGCCTACCCGGTGGAGCGGCTCTGGGACTGGAGCGAGAACCTGATCTGGCAGCGGGTGACCGACCGCGCCGAGATCGGGCCCATGGGCGGGGACACCTACGAGCTGGGGCCCATGGGCGGGGACGACTACGAGATCGGGTCCTCGGGGGTGATCGTCGAGGTGGCCCAGCCCGCGGCGAGCATCCTGGCCGTGGACACCCTGTTCGTGGCCGGGCACAACCTGGCCGGGGTGGAGCTCCGGTGGCAGTACTCCACGGACGGCGGCGCCAGCTGGCACAACGCGGTGAGCGCGTGGACGCCCACGGGCGCCACGGCGATCACCAAGACCCTGGGCTCGGTCGTGACCGCGCAGCACTGGCGGCTTCAGGCCCTGGGGGCCGTGGACCCGGAGGCGGGCGAGGTGATCATGGCGGACGCGGACAGCTTCGAGATCGCCCGGCGGCCCTCGCCCAAGCACGCATGGCGGGACAACGTGGTGTGGAGCCGGAGCATCGGCGGCCAGGAGCGGGGCGTGAAGCTGGGGGACGCCCGGGCCGAGCGGATCTACAACCTGCGGGTGACCGCGGCCGAGCTCGCCACGCTCCAGACCATCGTCTCGCGCCTGGACGGCTTTTCCGAGCCCGTGCTGGTGAAGGACAAGGACGGGGACTGGCGCATCATGCGCTTTGATTCGCTCCCCACGGAGACCTACCTCACCGCCGCGTACACGGACGTGGACGTGGCCCTGGTGGAGATGCTGTGAAGACCCTGAGCGCCAACACGGCCACGGCCGTGGACAGCCCGTTCGTGGAGCCGGTGATGCTGCTGGCCCTGGCGTTTTCCGGCCTCACCGTGCGCCTGTGCTCGCGGCCCTTCGGCAGCCGCAACACATACGACAGCGCTCTGTACGACCCGCTCATCCAGTCCTGGTCCACCATCCGCCTGGGGGAGATCCTGCCCCGGGACTATTCCCTGCGGGCCTCGGACATGACCGTGGAGATCAACAACACCGAGCCCGTGGGCGGCTACAGCCGGTTCTCGGCCCTGGTGGCGGCCCTCGACTGGGCGTACGTGGGCGCCACGGCGACCCTGATCCACGGCGGGGCCCTTTCGGCCGGCGACGGGGTGGACGTCTTCACGGGCGCGATCGAAAACCTCGAGGCCATGACCCGGGAGACCGTGACCCTGCGCCTGGCCGGCCGGGAGCTCGGGTTCCTGAACGCCTGGCCCCACACCATCGTCAACACCGACGACTACCCGGACGCGGACCCGGACGACGTGGGCCGCATGGTGCCCCAGGTATGGGGGCCCTGCGAGCGGGTGCCCTGCCGGGCCGTGGACGCGGGGTGGAAGACCACCACGGCCGAGGCCCTGGACGACTCGGAGACCACCATCGACCTGACCGATGCCTCGGGCCTGCCGAGCTCGGGCACCGTGCAGATCGACGACGAGCAGATCACCTACGCGGGCACGAGCGGGAACAGCCTCACGGGCTGCACCCGGGGCGCGAATGCCACCACCGCGGTGGCCCACGATCTGGGCGCGACGGCGGCGGAGATCCAGACCACCTACTTCTACCTGGCGGCCGACCACTCCGTGGATGCCATCACCGCGGTGTACGTGGACGGCGTGCGCCAGGCCTCGGGGTACACGGCCTACACCGGGCAGAGCGGGGACCAGCATGCGACCTACGGGGCCAAGGCCGTGGTGGCGTTCTCGGCGCTCCCCAAGCTGACCAAGCAGGTGAACATCGAGGCCGACGACACCATCGCGGTGAACGACACCATCGCGGTCTCGGACGGGATCACGGTCTCGGACGACATCGACGTGAACGACCCGGGGCACGACCACACGCCGACCGAGGACGAGATCGTGATCTGGAAGCACGAGGTGGACAGCGGCTCCGGCGGGAACCTCTCGTACCCGTACAACTGGTACGACGACGACATGGACACCGCCACCACCCTCAACTCCTACGTCTCCACGAACGCCTACTCCGAGGCGGACACCACCTACTACCGGTCGCAGTCCGGGGCGCCGTACCAGATGCGTCTGTGCTGCCGGGTGGGATCGGTGAGCTCGGGGAGCGTGGACTTCAAGTACGAGTTCTGCGGCCTCACCCTGACCATGGACGAGGGAGACGCGGACAGCGTGGTGCGCGGGTCCTGGACCAGCCTCGGGACCTCGTACGACACGTGGGCCGAGATCAACGCGGCCACGGGCCGGATCGAGCGGACCGACCGGAACGCGGGCAACAGCGTGGCCGTGAAGGAGGCCTGGGCCGAGATCAAGATCACGCCGGCGAGCGCAAGCACGGGCGTGACCAAGACGGGGTCGGCCTCCAAGTCCGGCACGGTGACCAAGTCG